TGCAGACACAAAGTTTTGCACAATTGAGGTTTGCCATTACCAAACTGCAATCCGCATAGGTTTCAGCGGCCCGTCAGCGAATGACAGGCGCAGCGGCAACACGCTGCCGCACAGGAGAAAACCCCCGGCGCATTTGTCGCGTCTATAGCGCGCACACGGCCCGCGTAGCCGTTACACTTTCTTCCGTGACTTGCGCGTGGTGTACGGCCCCGCTTCGGGGGTTCCGATCAGATGCCCGCTACTGCTCAGGCGGCTGTCGAGTCGCTGCGCATCGGTCAAAGCGTCGACATGACACACCCGCCAAGCGCGCCCGTCGCCGCACAACCGCGACCGAGTTGCGTCACGCTCGACTACTCCAGTTGCAGCAGTACCGTGATGTCGTCGCCGCTGGCGGGGGCACACAATGGACGATCGACAAGATCGCTGAACTAGAGCGCGTACTCAATTCCTAGGAGGTAAACCGTGGCCCAGCGTGGTCGGCCACCCAAGCCCCTGGAACAGCACAAACGCACAGGAACCTGGAACGCCACACGTCATGGCGCCAAGCAGGGCGCAGCCCTAGCCGCAGTTGAGGCAGCCGACGCGGCGCCTCACGAAATGCAGCCCGCCGACATCTTTGCCGACATCATGGCCGCCGGCGCACCGTGGTTCGCCAAGACTGACGGTATCCGCCTAGCCATGCTGCGCGAGTCGCTGGAGGAACGCGCTCGGCTGCTGCCGATTGCCGAGACGTCCAACGATGCGCGCAAGCAACTGCGGGAGTTGAACCGTGAGATTTCTGAGTGGCTTAGTCAGTTGGGTTTCGATCCTGCGGCTAGGACGCGGCTGGGACTTGCTGAGGTGAAAGCCCGCAGCAAGTTTGAGGAGTTAGAGGCCAAGCGCGCTAAGCGTTCTTGATGTAGAGCTTGACCATGAACCGCTGGGGGTCATCGTAGGCCCGCCACTCTAGGTTGACCTCGCCCATTATCGGTCCTTCATTGAGTCGACCATCCAGCCTGCTCCAGGTAATCGGAACATTCGCCAGTGCTTTCCCGTCGACCATGACGAGGTAGCCCTTGCCGTTCCTGACTACTTGTGCGGGTAAGTCGCGCTTGTTGCCTACGGGTTCTTCGTTATACATCGCATAGGCGACGTCGTAGGCCAGGTCGGTGATGTAGTAGGTGGCATTGAGGCTGCCGTCGTCCCCAACCCATTGCCTGTCCCAGTTGCTCATGTGAGCCCCCCTTCTTTCCCACAGCCTAACCCCTGGAGCCCCTGCGATGGCACCGAACGTCAAGGGCTGGCCCCCGTCAATCTTGACGCCGGTCAAGCCTGCCGACATCAAGCGCGGCGACGGTGACCACGTCGCGGAGTTCATTGAGGCCATGTGTGTCCAGGTCAAGGACTCCGTCGGCGGTCGCGCTGGCGAGCCACTGGTGCTACGCCCGTGGCAGCACAAACTCCTCGGGGCGCTGTTTGCTCGACGACCCGACGGTAGGTACGTCCACAAGACTGCCCTCGTCGGCTTAGCCCGCAAGAATGGGAAGTCCGCCCTCGGCTCAGGCATCGCCCTATACGGCCTGTTCATGGGGCCACGCGGCGGTGAGGTCTACAGCTGCGCCGCTGACCGGGAGCAGGCCCGCATCGTGTTCGGGTCTGCCAAGTCAATGGTCGAGCAATCACCCGACCTTTCGGAGCGGGCGAAGTTGTACCGCGACGCCATTGAGATTCCCGGCACCGGCTCGGTATATCGCGTGCTGTCCTCAGAAGCGTTCACCAAAGAGGGACTGTCGCCCACGATGGTGCTGTACGACGAGTTGCACGCCGCCCCTAACCGCGAACTATGGGACGTGATGACCCTCGCCCAGGCCGCGCGGTACGACGCCATGACCTTGGCGATCACTACCGCCGGCGTGCGCACGGACTCGACCGGGCAGGACTCGGTCGCTTACAGCCTGTACCAGTACGCCCAGCGCGTCGCCGCTGGCGAGATTGACGACCCGTCGTTTTTCGCCGCTTGGTGGCAGGCCGCACCGGACTGCGACCACCGCGACCCGACCAACTGGAAGATTGCTAACCCAGGCTTCGGTGACCTACAGGACCCCGAGGATTTCGAGTCTGCGGTCAAGCGCACCCCCGAGGCTGAGTTCCGCACCAAGCGCACCAACGTCTTCGTCGCCGCGCAGCAAGCGTGGCTCCCCCACGGCGCCTGGGATGACCTGCCCCAGGTGGACACTCCCGAGGATGGGACGCGCTGCATTTTGGGCGTCGATGGTTCGTTTTCGGGTGACGCCTCGGCCATCGTCGGGGTCACCATCGAGGACATTCCCCGAGTGTGGCTAGTCGGCATTTGGGAGAAGCAGCCCACCGACCGCGACGACTGGCGCGTGGACATCGCCGAGGTTGAGGCCGCCGTACTGCAAGCCTGTGGCCGCTGGGACGTCGTCGAAGTCGCCTTCGACCCGTACCGCTGGCAACGGTCGATGGACGCCCTCGCAGCCGCCGGGGTGCCCATCGTCGAGTACGCCTCGTCTAGTCCGGCGCGCATGGTGCCCGCATGCAGCAAGTTCTACGACGCGGTGACCGGCGGGCTACTGCGCCACGATCACTCCCCCGTCCTGTCAAGGCACCTAGACAGCGCGGTGACAAAGGTCGACCGCTTAGGCCCACGCATCGTCAAGGAACACCGCGGTTCCCCGCGCAAGATCGACGCCGCGGTCTGCGCGGTCATGGCTTTCGACCGTGCGACCTACGCCCGCGAGGCCGAGCCTGAGCCGTTGGTCCCGCAGTTCTTCCAGTTCTAGGAGACCTATGAAGATCGCCACCGCCGTGCAGCTGCTCGGCCTTGTCGCCGTCACCGCTGGCGCTGCCCTGATCGCGCCGTGGCTGGGCCTCATCGTCGGCGGCGTGCTTGCGGTCCTGGCCGGTATCGCCCTAGAGAGGGGTGAGTAATGCTCAACCGCCTATTCACCCCACGGGAATCCGAAACCCGCGACCTGTCCTACCAGCAGATATGGGGGTCGGGCCTAGACGTGTCGACCCTGGCGACCTGGTCGGGCACCTCGGTGTCATCGGCCAACTCCCTCCAGATCGGTGCTGTGTACGCCTGTGTGCGACTGTTGTCGGACACCATTAGCGCGCTGCCCATTGACACGTTCATTTGCCGCGACGGCAATCGCGTCCCCTACCGCCCGCGCCCGGCATGGGTCATGGAGCCCGACGGGCCAGGGTCGTCGCGTATCGACTACTTCCAACAGATCGTCGTGTCGATGCTGATTTCCCACGGGGCGGTCGTCCAGATTCTCCGCGACTCCCGCGGTGAGGTCGCCGCCCTAGTTCCGCTGGACCCGACCCGCGTCGACGTCAAGCGCAACCCACAGACGCGACGCCCTGAGTACCACGTCGACGGCGGCCGAGCGGTGCTGCCATCGGAGGAAGTTCTCTACATCCCTGAGATGCGTCGACCTGGATCGCTCAAAGGCGTCAGCCGCATTGAGGAAGTCAAGAACACCCTCGGGCTTGCCAAGGCGCTGGACGAGTTCGCATCCCGCTACTTCTCCAACGGCGCCAGCGTGTCGGGCATCATTGAGTTCCCTGGCAACCTGACCCAGGAGCAGGCAAAGGATGTCGTGACCGCGTTTGAGGCCGCACACAAGGGCGTGGGTCGTTCGCATCGTCCAGGTGTGCTGTCCGGTGGGGCGAAGTTCTCCAAGCTTGGCAGCGACGCCGAACAAGCGCAGATGCTCCAGTCTCGCCAGTTCGCGGTTGAGGAAATAGCGCGCATTTTCCGTGTGCCCCCGTCGATGATCGGACTCAACACGCCCGGCGCGATGTCCTACGCCAGCGTCGAGCACAACGCGATCCAGTTCGTCCGCTATTCACTGCTACCCCTCGTCGCCAAGATCGAGGAGGCGCACACGCGCCTGCTGCCCAGCGAGTCCTTCCTGCGCATCAACGTCGACGGACTGATGCGCGGTGACTCCACGGCCCAGGCGCAAATGTTCTCCACTGGCCTGCAAGCAGGATATTTCTCAGTCAATGACATTAGAAATCTTCTTGACCTTCCTCCAATGGAAAATGGGGATGCTGCTCGCGTCCCCTTAGCCAATATCAACATTGCAGACGCAGACGTGATCACACAAGATCGCAAAGTGCTTATGGCACAACGCTTAGTGCAAAGCGGTTTTGACCCAGCCGAATCGCTTGCTGCAATGGGCCTGCCTCCAATTGCTCACACCGGCGTTCCTTCAGTAATGCTGCAAGGAGTTGCGCAAATTGAACCAGACGACCCGCAGTCTGTATATGGCGCGCACAGTGCCGCTGATTAGGAGTTTGCATGAAGGCTCTAGAAACTAGAACAGTCACGGTCGACGAGTGGGAGATGCGCGAGGCCGGCGATGGTATGAGCTTCGCCGGATATGCTGCGGTCTTCAATTCTCAGTCTGTGGACATGGGCTTCCGCGAGACTATTGCACCTGGCGCATTCAGCCGGACGCTTGCCTCGCGTAACAACGTCCGCATGTTGATGAACCACAACCCCGAGAAGGTGCTGGGATCGACCCGCTCAGGCACGTTGCGCCTGTCCGAGGACGGCCACGGGCTGCGCGCGGAGGCGACACTTCCGCCGACCACGGTGGGTCGCGACTTGTCGGTCTTGATGCAGCGCGGCGATGTCGACGCGATGTCGTTCGGGTTTACGGTGCCGACAGGTGGCGACTCGTGGAGCGCCGACGGCAGCCAGCGAGAGTTGCGCGAGATCAACCTGTTTGAGGTTTCCGTCGTCACCTTCCCGGCTTACGAAGCCACAACCGCCCAGGTGCGGGCCGTGGATGTTCTTGCCGACAAGACCGGCGAAGATGCGAACGATCTAGCGGGCGCCTTGACCGCGCTGGAATCCGGCAGCGAACTTACCCGCGACCAGGCCGCACTGTTGTCGACGGTTGTCGGCAAGTTGTCGCCGATTGAAGACGACGATGAGGACGAGATTGTCGACGACCAGGGCGACGTCATCGCTGCCCTCGACCTGCTGCGCGCCAAGCTCGACCTGAACTACAAGGCCATTTGAAACTTCCTCGACGTCGCGGGTGCCCCGCGTCGAGAAGAACCCGCCGGGGAGCCCCGCGGGCCTGTCCATCCTGCGCACACAACAACCACGAAATGAGGTGTTTCCCTTGTCTGACTTCCTGACGAAGCAGATGGAGGCGCGCCAGCGTGCATGGAGCGAGGCTCGTGAGCTGCTCGATATCGCTGCCGCCGAGAACCGTAATTTGAGCGCCGAGGAGCGCGAAAAGTACGACCGCATCAACGACGACCTGGACAAGCGCGCCGCGCTTATCAAGGACGTCATGGAGGCCGAGAAGCGCGAGGCTGAGATCGCCGAGTCCATGCGTGGCCGCGAAGACGTGGCCCGTCCGGTGGAGTCCCGCGATGCAGCACAGTCCACCGACGCTGACGTGCTGCGTCAGATGATCGCTGGCGAGCGTCGCTCTTACCGTTTCGGTTTTGAGTCTCGCGACCTTGCTAAGACCACGAGCAATGCTCCACTGCCGCAGTCATTTAGCTCGGTCGTCATCGACCAAGCTCGGTTGGTAGGGCCGATGATGGACCCCAGCGTCGTCACTGTGTTGACGACTGCATCGGGTGAGGACCTGACGCTGCCGAGCCTGTCGGCTTGGTCGACTGCCAACGCTGAGGCTGAGGCTGCAACCATTGACGAGGAAGACCCGACGTTTGGCAAGACGGTCCTCCGCAGCTGGAAATACGCATTTCTCGTCCAGGTCTCGCAGGAGTTTCTGACGGATTCCAATATCGACGTGATCGGTTTCCTCGGTCAGCAGGCCGGCAACGCCATCGGGTACGCGGTTAACAACGCGCTGACCCTCGGCACCGGCACCGTTGAGCCGCAGGGCATCGTTCCGGCCTCGACGCTGGGCAAGACTGGCGGCACCGCTGTCGCTGGCACGCGCGGCACTGGCGAGTTCAACGCCGACGAGCTGATCGACCTGGTCTACAGCCTCGACGGTGCGGCGCGTCGTCTGCCTGGCTTCGGCATCATGGCAAACGGCGCGAGCATCGGCGCGATGCGCAAGTTGAAGACCAGCCAGGGCGACTATGTGTTCGTTCCGACAATCCAGCCGGGGCAGCCCGACAGCATTTTGGGCTATCCGCTCATTGAGAATCCACATATCGCCTCGCAGGGTTCCGGTGTGCGCTCAGTGCTGGCCGGCCACTTCCCCTCGTACTACACGAGAATGGTTGGCGGCATCGACGTGGCGAGGTCGGACGACTTTGCGTTCAACACGGGCCAGGTCACGCTCCGCTTCCAGGTGCGCGTCGATGGAAATCTTCCACAAACGTCGCATG